TTGCTCCTTTTGGTGGGAAGAAAGATTTAATTAATAAAGGTGTGGTATTCATTGGATTTACCAACCACAAAAGATTGGGTATCTTTTTACCCATCAATAATGATAGAGGTCCTATTAGAAATTTTATTCCACCCTTAAAAGCATTCCAAATTTTCTTTTTAGAACCAAATCCAAACCCAGGAATAAAACTTGGAGGTTCCTCAGGAAGATCTGGCACCGTAAACTTAGGTATACCTTCATAGAACCTAGAAAATCCACCTGAAATAAAATCTTTTATAAAATCACCCACTGCCAATACTTTCTTCAAACCACTAATAAGCATACCTTTCAGTTTGCCCATCATCTCTTTCAATCCACCACCAAGGAACAAATTATAAAGAAGATCACCTATAAAAGTACCAATCAATTCACCCAATATTGTCATAGCAGGTGTTATTAATCCTCCTAAGAATGCTCCTATTCCCGCTGTCGCAACCCCTAATGCAGCAGTTATTGCAATACCAGCAGTAGTACCAAGAAAACCACCCAATGCTGCACCCAGTCCCTTAAATAATGCTTGTCCAAGTGGTTCCCCTGACATGAGAGAAATCACTGCAACAATAATAGGACCAAGAATAGGAACTCTACTAGCAAATTTAGAAACAAATGGTTTAGCAGCTTTAGCAGCAGGAGCAATCATCTTAGCAGCTGGTCCAAACCATTTAGCAACAAGTCCACCAACCTTTGTTGCTACCTTTGCTCCTCCCTTACTTGCACCACCTAATATTTTACTACCCAATCCTTTAACAACACCACCAAGCCTACCTGCCTGTTTTCCAAGCCATTGAGCTCCTTGTTTTACACCAGGTATCTTACTGACTAACTTCCATACTGCTTTCAGAGCAGCCTTTGCTATCTTAAATGCTCTGACAAATGCTCCCTTAATAATCTTCCAAGTATTTTTTATACTTGAAATAATAGCCTTAAATATCTTCTCACCAATTATCTTCCATACTAAGAAACCTTGTATTAATTTCTTCAGGTTACCCATGAAGATATCAAATTTCGCAGCTCCCTCTTCACCTATAACATTCTTTATCCATCCTGTTGCTGCATCATAAAGTTTATAACCCCAATCAATAAGGAAAGTTAATCCATCCAAAAGCCAACCAGCAACAGAAATAATCCCATCAACAGCTTGTCCAAGTACTTTTAAAACTGGCATTATTTTTGGTAACCAGTCTACGAGTCTAACTGCAATCCATCCAAGAATAACACTACCAAAAAATCCAAATATCTTTGCTAATAATCCCTTTCCAGGTAAATTAAGTTTAGGACCTTTTTTGGCATCCGGATCTTTTGATTTCTCTAATGCTGCCTCTTGTGCCTTATCACTTGCTTTCTCTCTTGCCTTACGAGCATCATCTCTTATATCTTTTTTAATTAAAACAGATCCCTTTAAGAGTTTTTCAACTCTAATAATCTTACTAGATATGCTAACTGCAATTGCTTGTGCAGAATCACCACCACCAGCACCACTACTATCACCAGTTGTAGCAAGAGCACCTCCACCACTAGGAACTATTCCAGTAGGACCTGTAGGCACTAAAGATGTAGTAGGACGAATAGCAAGTGCTCCACCCTTTTCTTGCTCTGCACCCTGTTGAGGTTTTTGTGGTTTTTTCTTACCTCTACCCAACAACTTATTAGCAGCAATCTTCTTTGCTCCACCTTTGAGCATTCCTGCACCTGCCTTTGCTACCGCACCCCAAATAGCCATAATATTATACCGCTATCCCCAAAGTCTTAATTTTTGACATCGATCTCATCTTACCAGCACTAAATTCAGGCAATTCTTGACTGGGTGCTGATCTATTATTCACTTTTAAATTTGCATCTCCTACTGGATCCGCAGTAATAACTTCTGGAGAGAAACTTGGAGGAGGGTTAATTACAATTTGAGAAGGAGAACTTTTTACAATTTTAGCTGCATTATCATTCTTTTTATCTGCCATTCTCTTGGCACCATCCGCTATACTACCACGTTTATCAAAATCAAATACACCACCAGTAGCAACATCAGCAGCACCTGCCAACCATCTCATCATCCCTTGAGGTTTCTTCACTTCACCTCCACCTTTAAAATATTGTACAGGTATTCTTGGTAATGATGTATTCATGTTCACAATACCACCACCATTATAATGAATTCTAGGTCCACCCACATTTTGACTGTTAATGGTATTTCTAGACCCACCCTTTACATTTTGAACACTATTCTTAGACATATTATTAACCATTCCACCACTCTTATATCCACCTCTTGTTGGTCTATTTGTCCCACCAGCAGCAGCATTCATTCCTGCAAGAGTATCCGCACCGTACTGTTGAACTGCACCTTTACTCATAACAAACTCACCAGGAGTTAACATTGCAGGTACAGTATCACCACTACCAGATCCAGGAACTTGTCCACCACCTGCCATTTTTGTTGGCAATTCTCCTGTTTGATCAGCCCCAGACTGAACATCTTGAGCCTGCTGTTGAGTTTCACCTACTTCTGAAGGAGTAACATCCGTCGCGGAAGTTTCAGTATCACCAACTTCAGCTTTTGTTTCTTCACTGTCTTGTCCTGATACTGCTCCTTCTTTTCCTATTTCTTTTGATGTCCCTTTCGCAAATTTATCAGCATCAGTTTCAATATTCTTTAACTCTTTATCTACACCTATTCCAAACAAACTTCCAACCCATTTCACTGCCTCAATAATTTTAGGTATGCCCCATACCAATAATGCAATCAATCCTGCAGTAAAGATCATTCCTGGTCCCACAACTGCCATAATACCTGCTACTAAAACAGGCCACCAATCCTTTAAGAATCTGAATAATGAAGCAACTTTCTCTCCATTCGCTGGATTAGTAAACCACTCAAAGAGTTTCATTACAACTCTTCCAAGAAGTACTATCTTCAAGAAATCCCAAATCTTTTGGAAAATATTCTGAACTGGTTTAAGTACAGTCTCTGCTGCCTTACCAAGTTTACCTTTTATTCCTTCTAACTTACCTTCTTTTTGTGCTCTTGCATCTTTCTCTGCTTGTTTCCGTGCATCAGTTTGTGCTTTTGCATCTGCCTTATTGCTTACCTTTAATGTCTCTATAATACCATTAACACCACTATCAATAGTCTTAAGAGGACCTATTAAACTTTCTGTTCCTTTTGCTAATGCACCACCCTTTTCTGCATCTGCATCTGTAGGAGTTACACCATCCGCAGATGAACCCTCATACTTTGTTGCAATATCAATTTTTGCTTTATCTATTGCTGCCTTCTGCATTGCGGCTTGTTCTGCACCAATCTTCTGTGCTCCCCCTACAGAACTACCTCTCTTTATATCTGCACCTCTTATCTTATACTTCCTAAATCTTGCCTTTCTTTCTGCAGCACTTAAATAATCTCCTGATGCATCTTTACCCTGCACTCTTGCTGCATAACCAGTGTCTTTTGTCGCACTGTAGACTTTCCTCCTCGTTGCTGTTGTTGTTCCACCTTCTTCTGCTGTAGAACTTGCTCCACCTTCTTCTGCTGTAGAACTTGCTCCACCTGATGATGACCATTCACCAGATTCATCAGCCCAATCCCCAATATCTTGTTCTTGGGGTTGTTTTTCTTGTCGTAACTCAGCAACCTGTTTCTCAAGCGCAAGTACACGCATTAAGGTCTTCCTTTGCATTCCAAAGGACTTACTTAAGGTCTTATGTATCTTTGGTAAATCTTCTAATTTACCCTCAATTGCATGTATTATATTATGATTTAAGTCAACTTTAGCCGACAACTGCATATGAGGCTCATACTTTCGCCTCAGTTTACCTATTATATTGTCGTTCTTACTAGGCATTAGCTTCGCGTTGTTTGCGTTTTAGTTCTTCTTCTTCAAGATGGTTTTTAAGAAGACCCACATAGATATCGCGTTCCCACGGTATCATATTTTCAATCTCTGTTAAGCTATATTTATGGTACTGCATCAACGCAAAATTGAGTCTGAAGTAATTCTCCAGATTCATATGCACCATCCCTACGCGAAAAAAGACGCTAAGCCCTCCAGTACTACATCACTTTCCACTCCTGTCTTAGGGTTAGTCACCTTAATATTATGCTTAAGTTTAGGCATTGTCTCAAAGAATTTCTCAATCTCTTTAAACTGAGCAGAGTTCATTGACTCAAGAAATTCATTCACTTCCTTCTTAGTACAATCTGCAGTTGCCCATACTTCTTCATCACTATAAATTTTATCAATACAAGATGCAATCAATTGGAAGGATTGATCCATTTGATTTTCATCATTAAAATCAAAATTAGACTTAATAAATTGCTCTAAAGATGGATATTTCATCTCCATCATCAAACTCTTATCAAGTTTAATCTTATTCGTATGTTCCTCACTCTTATCAACTTCGATATCATCCAAGTTAATAGAAACAGGAACCTGAGTTTCCTCATCATCAGGACAAATAATATTAACTTCTAATTGTTCACCAACAGACTTACCCCGAATATTAAGAAACAAATACTCAATATCAAAGGTAGGAAGATCTTCTACTTTAACTCCTCGTGTCTGAACACAAGCTTTAAGTACTGCTTTAATCGCATTCGTAATTTGCTTATTATCTTCACTCTCTAAGGCAATTACAAGTACTTTTTCTTCTTTAACTAAAAAAGGTCTATATTTAACTGGTTTTCCAGTCGATGGCAACACCAACTCATAAGTCGGTGTTGTAATTTTTGGTAAAGGCATAATATCCTAATACAATTCAGTGTACTTTATTTAGAAAAGATTTCTAACTGCTTGTGCAGCAAATCCACCAGCAACATCGCCAACAAAATCATTTCCAGTTACCCTATCCACAACAGAATCAACTAAATTACCTGCTGTATTAGAAAGGAATCCACCAGCATTAAATTGAGATTGTTGGAAAGGATTAAACACTCCTCCTCCTGTATTTCCATAAGAACGAGCCACAACATATCTTGTATATGTCATTTGAACGCTACATTTTAATAAAGATGATGCATCATAAGTCACAGGCATAGAAGTTATACTACGAGGAAAACTTCTAACAAACTGATATTCTAACGTAGCAGCATTTTTATTAGGTAATGAAATAGAACGACCAGCAATATTTCTCTTTGTCTGAATATCTTTTTCAAATTTTACAACCTTTAACCCCTGGTCTGCAATATAATCATCAGGAAACTTAACCCTATAAAAATAATTTTTTGCTAATGCTTCTTCTTGATCCTCATTAACAATACCACTAATCCATTCTTCAAAAAATCTAATAGGTAAGTGATTCTCTGCATCAACATAAAAACTTAAATCAATTGTCTCGTCATATATTCTCCTATAGGCATGTCTTTCTGTAACACCTGTGAAATCATTATTCAACTCTGTTGTAGCCAAAGATGATCCCGGAAGAACAGCATCAGAACACATTAAATGAAGTTTATCTTGTTTTGGACCTAAAAATGATCTTAATCGTGCTCCCAAAGAACCTGGAGGTAATCCAATTAAAACATCAAAATGAGAGGTTAAAGATGGTTGTAATAAATTAGATACAACATCAGAAACACCTTTGGGTTTTGGCGTATGAGTAACAGGCATCTATAAATACTTTTTGACCTTATATATTATGTAGCCAAGTAAATGGCAGAAAGTATTAAAAGTCTCTTTAAACCTACTAAACCCAAAAAATATAAGGGTGATATTAATAATATTATCTGTAGGAGTAATTGGGAAAAGAGATTTTGTAGTTGGTGTGATTTAAATGAAAGTATTATAGAGTGGGGAAGTGAAGAATTTTTTATTAAATATGTCTCTCCTGTTGATAATCGGTATCATCGTTACTATCCAGACTTTCTTATCAAAGTCAAAGAAAGTACTGGTCAGGTCAAAACCTATGTCATTGAAGTTAAACCAAAGAAACAAACCAGACCACCAAAACCAAGAAAGAATGTGACCAAATCATACATCTATGAATGCAAAACCTATGCAGTTAACCAAGCAAAATGGGAAGCAGCAAATGAATGGTGTAAGGATAGAAAAATTGAATTTAAAATTGTTACCGAACAAGAATTAGGTATCAACCATGGAAGATGATTTTGGTTTAGACGGAGAAGAACAAAGACAGGAAGATAATCGTATCCGTCAATACCTGAGTGACTTGAATAATAGAACTAATGATCAAGAAGAAATGATGCTGGAAATTATGCAGGTTCTTAATGAAACTGTCACTCCAATCCCTGATGTGGGAAACTTCTATACATTTGTGTACAATGCAAAGACTCCTGGTGAAGAATATGACCAACATCCCCTTATTGCCTGTATGGAATTATTTCCATGGGGATTCCGAGGTCTTAACTTCCATTGGAGAAAATATAGAAATTATACTTGGGGTGAACTAGCAGGACAACTTTATATTGTACAAAATAATGAGCTTGATGACCTTCTTGCTATACCTTATGCAAAATTTATACAAAATCCCTCCTAAATAACTAAAAAGTTTCTATAATGTCTCAAACTTTTGCTCCAACTGCCACATACGGATCTAACGCTGTAAAAAACAGAGTGAAAATTGGTGGTGCCTTAGGGAGTAATCAATATTTCTACAAAACTAATGCAAAAACAGGAACAGTTGAAATAAACAGATACGAAGTAAATAATAAGACAGGGAAAATAACAGAAACTTCAATTGGAAATATTCCACAAGGTGGAAAATTTACTCCTAACTCAAATGCTTCAAGTGCAGAAAAAACACATTATAATTCGCCTAGATCTGTAGGAAAAGTACGAGCACAAGCACTTCAAATTGCTCGAAGAGAATGGGATGGAAAAACTCAACCACCTCCAACCCAAGCAATATATGGTACAAATTCAGGAGATGATAGAACAGGATTTACAGGATTCACACCACCTGGATCATCAACACCAAATACCAGTACCAAAGGTACTGAAACAACTGGATTTAGTAATGTTGCAAAAAGTGCATTAGATACTGCTCTTACTGGAGGTAGTATAGGAGATATTGCAGACTCTGTTGTTGGAGGTCTTGGAAGACAATTAGCAGGTCAAATAGGAGGAAGAAGAGGTGGTGGTAATAGTGGAGCAGTAATGGTATATCCAACCACTCTAAGACAATCTGGAAATAGTCAAGATTATATTAAAATTAGAGCATTAGAATATGCACCAAAGGGAAGAGCAGATGGGAATAATCTTGGTGGATGGAAAGAAAGAACCAAATCCAAACATAGAACAGGAAAAGGAACAATAATACTTCCGATTCCAGGAGGAATTAGTGATTCCAATTCAGTAAGCTGGGGTGGTGATAAAATGGGTCCAGTTGAGACTGCAATGGCAAACCTTGC